AGTAGTTGAACCATCGGTTATCAGAGAACCCAATGTTACATAAGACCCTCTATCAGTTCCAAAATTCGTAGGTGTTCCTTTTGTGGTAAATTCTACCTTTTCAAAACTTAATGCGGTATTATCATAGTTTAAATTGAATTGTGTACCAACCAATTCTTGTTGTAAAGGGTCTACTGAAATTGTTACTATCAGTTTACCACCAACATTTTCGCCCATTAGGTATGCGTTGATTTGATTGGAAACTGATTGAGTTGATAAACTCATAGTTCTCATTGAGTTGGTTGCGACACTACTTATGGTTTGCTGTGCCGAATGTGATAGATTTACATCTCCTAACCATGTTACATTTAAATTGTACGTGTTATTCAATACTCCACTATTCAAATTAAATGGATACAAACTTCTAGTTGAATTAAATTGTGTATTCCAATTTGATTTAGTTATAGCATCATATTCAGTTTTACTATATAGTTTCATCAAATAAGTTAATGCTGAATATTGTGTTAATGGTACAACTCCCGTTAAATGTTGTAATAGTTTGTAAGTATCACTTTCGTTAAATACACCATTACCATCAACATCCGCATTCATATATTGAATACCATTTGTAAATTCCAATCCACTTTGATTTCCAAATATTCCACCATTTGATAATTCTTTAAACGCCAAATAGACATCTGTTACACTCACAATACTATTGTATAAAGTATTTAATTCAGTTTGATTGTTTGCAATAATATCAATACCGTGTTGTTTGTAATTTCTATTTGATGAAAATGTGAATTCAGCGGTTAGTGCATAATATGAACCACCATTCCGTATGTTAGATGTAAACGATGAACCCGCAAAATTAAATTGTGTTTGAGTATAAACATATACTTCCGTCCAACCATTCGGGTCATAACTATTATATGTTACAGGTCCGTTATATAAATCAAATAATTGTAAACTACTTATTTTTGTTGGGTCTGAAAGAATACCATTTACCTCTCTACTATCTATACCAATTCTATATCGTTGGTTGTAGGTATCATATTCGTAAATTACACACCATTCTACTTGTCCTGCTGTCGATGATACCTTAATACCATCATTTGATATTTTAGCGGTATCCAAATCGTTTGTGATATCTACTTTACCTAAACCGCTCAATGTTCTTGATGTATTAGTTGTTACATTCCATACATTATTTACATAAGTGTTTGCTTTTGCTGAAAATTTTGTTTCATCTACGTTACCACCGAAATCGATATTGAATTTAGCAGTTAAAACTTCTCCGTTTGAATGTGATACTGAATTGGTATAAAATTCCGTAAACGTTGCATCATCTGGATTTGACCAAGTCCCATATTCGATTACATATGGGCAACTAAACCCATTTGGTAAATCATTCCATTGAGAACCACCGCCCCATTTAGTTACTGCGTAATCTTCATTACCACTATTGTTTGGTTCACCACCTGCCCAGTTATTGTATTGACCAACTATATTTCCATTCAGTTGCCCATTTGCCGTTTTGATTAGAGTTCCTTTTTCAGGTCCCGCATCAATTCTCCACTGCCCCTCAACAACCTCATCGGTTAATGCAAACCAAATGCTAGTTTGTGGTACATTATTATAAATAAACAAATCTTCATCGGCGGATGTGATTGTTACTAAATATCCTTTTTGTCCTTTGAATGTTGTTGCTTCTGCTGCAGTTCTTGCACCCGTATAAGTGTTTCCCGTTGATATCGGTCTATAAAAGTGTCCATTTACACCATTATAATAATATCCCGTTGGATTCACAGTTGCTGCTACCGATAATAAAACATTTCCTTTTACTGAACCTGTATTTACTTTTAAGGATGCCAATGCCGTATTGATATTAGCCATCGTTCCCGTTACAACTAAACGAGTTTTATTACCTACTAATGTAAATCCACTTGCGGCAGTTAAACCCGTTGTTGTACTTAGATAGAATGTTGTACCAGATGGTGGATTTACTAAACTGATTGATGCTAATAAGATTGATGTAGAACCAAATCCATTTAATACAAATCCATTTGCATCTTGTCCATTGGTGGATGGTATAAACGATTTAGAGTCCGGAGCAGATACACTCTGTCCGAACCCTAAAAATGATATAAATAGAAATAATGTAACTAATAAGTGTTTCATATTATTCAACTATTAAATCAATTTTACTTCCTACCGCATCAACTGCATCTGAAAGAACAAAGTAGAATAATCCTGCTGTATTAGTTAAAGTTGTTTTTGGTGTAAATACCAATTTATATGGAGTTCCCACCTTAATTCTCGCAGTTTTCAATTGGTCAATAGAACCAAATGTTAATCTACCATCTTTGTGAGTTGAAAAGTTAGTAATTGTAGAGCCAGAATCAAATATTATATTATCTAATGTTAATTTAGATTCATCGTAGTTCATTATCACTTGTAATCCAGCTAAACCTTCTTTTGTTAAAGTTGTAGTTAATACAACCTTACCGGCTTCCAATGTAGATGTAATACCCAATGTAGCTTTTTCAGCTGCCAATGTTTGATACGCCATTGGAGCAGTACTCATAGATTTAATTGAGCTAGTAGCTTTATCGCTTACTGAATTCGTATATTGTCCCGCAGTTATTTTAGTTGCAATCACCGATGGGTCTGATGAGTGTGACCAATTCAAATCACCACCCCACGCAAAAACCGCATAAACTTCTTTAATTGGGGAATCAATCAATACTCTATTTTTTACAACACCATCTAACCAACTCTGATTTAATAGACCACTATACCATCTTACAGATGTTGAAGTGTTGGTTGGAATCATTGCATTTGAATCCATATTCTGTCCCATTACATGTGCAAATAGTGCATATGAATCTCCTTCACCGAATGCGTTCATATTGTTAGTTACCTTACCAACTTTCTTTTCTAATGTAGGTAAAGTAAAAAAGTTTGCAGTTCCACTAATATCGGTTTGTGAGTGACCTAAAAATGCTTTATAAGCATCAGATACAGTTACAATGTTGTTCATCCAACTTTTTTGGAATGCTGCTCCTACGAATACACCAACCGAATCACCAACTTTAACTTGCGTTGTGAAAAGAGCTTCACCACTTGCATCTAATGGTAATTGTGCAATTGGAGCTTGTGCCCAATCTATTTCACCACTACCATTTGATTTCAATCTCATCAATTGAACCGAATGGTCAGTAATAGTGTACCCTTGTGGATATAAAACTTTTACTTTGAATTGAGATGTGTTACCCGTTACACCTGTTATAGATGATGAACCGCCACCATAAATAGTTCCAACATTAGTACCATCTACATCAGTACCGGTTGCCAAATCTATTTTGAAAATGTTGTTGTAAGCGTTTTGGTCTTTTAAGATATATTTTTGAGTAGCAATTACACCACTTATAGATGCATCTGCTCTTTGAACCGTTAATTGTCCAACATTCCAATCTGCATTTGATGCATAATTCCACGGAGTTAATCCGTATTGAACATTCAAATCATTATCACTTGCACCACCGTTGAAAGTAAACTTATAGTTACTCCAACCTGTGTAGAATGTTTGTGCAGATGAACCTTGATTAAACGTAGTAGATACATACGCTAATGCTTTATTGTTGTACTGATATCTAAACCAAAGATAACGAGGATTCTTAATTACCTGTCCTTTTGTTAGATTGTACTTTACAGTAATTGTATCACCTACCTTTAAACCCGTTGCAGGTGTTAGCGATTGACTGATTGTCAGTTGTCCAAATGATGAAAGGGATATCATTAATACCCCTAAAAACAATAAGATTTTTTTCATTTTATTTTCCCTCAAAGATTTTGGTTATAAGTTTTTCCGAAGTTTTCTTTAAGGCATTGCTTAAAGATGTTTGGTTGAACTTACCACCTTCATCTACTATGAGAGTCGACATTGAGATTTCAGATGAACTTTCTTCAACCATAACCTCTTTTGCCTTTTTACCATCTTTATAAAGGATACCCTTCATTCTGATGACAACTTCTTCTTCGTTTTTGTGAAATACGGAGATATTTTGTTTAGTTGTCAAAACGTCTAAATAAACGATTTGAACTTGCAATTTATTTTGCGCCGATGGAGTTAAATCTAACCCTCTTTCTTGCAAATATTCTTCTAATATATTTTTTACACCGAATTCTAATTGTCTGTTTCCAGCCAATTTACCAATTTTAACATTATTTGTTACAGATTCAACCCACACATGCTCATCTGCTTCGTACATGATGTTTCCTGGGTTATTTTTAAACGTACCATCGAATTTCCAATTGAATTCATTTACCGCTCTTTGAATTATAGCATCTTTACCTAAAGCGGTCAGAGCTATAAACGTTAATTGGGTTATTAACGCTAACGTTATAAAAGTTGCAACTAAGTAGACAAAGCCCATTGCGAGCTTTTCTTTTAACTTCTCTAAGAAGTTTACTGAATAAACATTTTGTGTGACCATTGATTATGCCTTTTTACTACCATTAACTTATACATAACCAATTGATTTATTATTTACTCATATAAATATAACTTTTTTAACTAACCTTTCAAATCATCCGAATTATTTCTATATACTCTATACGAATCTTCATCAAAGTGTTCAGTCGATACTTCAAATATGGTAGATTCGTCTACCATTGCTTCTAATTGATGTGGTAATCCTCTTTCTATCAGAACACTATCTCCTGCAGCCAATACTTTTGTATTTAGCTTCCCATTTTCAACATCTATCCAATTGAATATGAATCCTCCCTTTTGTACATACCAAGTTTCTTTCTTTTTAAGGTGATAATGCATTGAGAATTTATCTCCAATTTTATTAAATACTAATAATTTTCCACAATACTCTTCATCATTGTGAACCCATAATTCATACCCCCATTTTTTATCTACTCTATGAGGTGCTTTAATATTTATATCTATTTCCATAATTAATTACTTAGTGGTGCTTTAATAGCCGGATGGGATTGATAATTTTCTAATATAATATCGCCTGGCATAAATGATTCAATTCCATCTCTAACGTGTACTGCTGGTAAATCAAATGGTTCTCTCTTTATTTGTTCCTTTGCTTGCTCAATATGATTCTTATATAAATGAGTATCGCCTAAGTTCCCAATTAATTCATCTGGCATCATATTCATTTCATCTGCAATTAACATTAGTAATAAACCATATGATGCGATATTAAATGGTAATCCTAAAAAGGTATCTACGCTTCTTTGATTCCACATTAGAGATATAGAGCGTGTTGGAATATTGTAAGATTGTAATTCTTCACTCAATCCTCCACCGAATGGAACTATTTCATCAACCATTGATTTAAACTTGTCATCGCCAACTTTCTTCTTTAATAAATCCCATCTCTCCTCACCCGTTAACTCTCTAGTATAAATTTGAAATCCATAATGACAAGGTGGAAGAACCATTGCATCCAATGCACCAACATTCCAAGCACTTACCATCATTCTTCTACTATCTGGATTTGTTTTTAGTTCATTGATTAGATTTTGAATTTGGTCAATTGGGGTTGGATTTAAATCCCAATCCCATCCCCTCCATTGCTTACCATAGATTGGTCCTAAATCTCCCCATTGTTTTGCAAACCCATCATCGGTTTTAATTTTGTTGATGAACTCCGATTGTGTCCAAATAGCCTTTGAAGGTGTATATGGTGGTTCATCTCTAAAATTTATTTCATAGTTCTTATATGCATCACCATCCCAAATGTGGCAACCATTATCAACTAAATATTTGATATTAGTATCACCTCTTAAAAACCATAATAACTCTGTTACCATAGTTTTCCATGCCATTTTTTTTGTAGTGAGTAACGGAAACCCTTCACTCATTTTGTGGCGAATTTGTCTACCAAACACCGATATAGTTCCCGTTCCGGTTCTATCTCCTTTATTTACTCCATTATCTAAAATATCTTGCAGTAATGTTTGATAATGTTTATCTAAGTTGTTCATATGATTTTAATCTTTTTTGATTATCAATTTTATCTTCAACGGAATATCGTTCTTTAAAAGCAATGATTCGGTGAAATTCTTTATAAGCAGATGGGTGCGTTTCTTTCAATCTATCTAAACCATATTCATATTCAAAAAGAATATCTTCATATAGTTGTTCTTTATTAGAAAATCCCCTTTCTTGCGTTTCTAATTCCGTTTGTAATTCATTAATTACATTTTGTAAAGAATCCGACTTAGCACAATTTGTTGTAATTATCGTTTTCTTTGTATCACGTATTGACCAAATTGTAATAATTGATATTGCTATTATTAATGTAATTACTATTCTAAGATTAGTATCACTCTTCATCCCTTCTCATTAATAAATTATGAATCGGTGTCCAAATACAATATACTCCTATTGCTTCTAAAAAATTTAATTTAGGAAAATTTGGAACTATTTGCGTAACATAGGATAATGCTAATCCTATTACACACGTTACCAATGTAACGTTTATAACTAATTGTAATCTTTCTTTCATTTTATTTTGTTTAGTATTGTAACAAATATACGAAAAGTTTGTTACAAATCCAAATAAAAAAGGGAGAATTTCTTCTCCCTTTTTGCTATGCCAATAAATGATAATATTCTTTGAAATGTTTGATACGGTCTGGTAAACCAATCGTACCACCATTTACTCTTTTAGTTATTTTTGTTACTACTACATCACTCGCTCCTTCATCCGCAATCTTATGTAATCCGTTTTTAGAGAAGAACCATGCTGCTGATGCCAATGCGTATGTTGTAGCAACTGAATCTGGGTTATTTGGAATATCCACTCCAATTGATTTACCAAATGCAGTGTAATTATCTCTACCCGTTAATTGGATATATCCTCTTCCTCTGAATTTGTAGCCATCACCACTTGCTTCACTCCCATTACCCATACGAGATGAATAAACTTTGTTAGCAATCTTTTGTGGATTTCTAGCGTAAGCTGCTGCTGCCGCTTCGGTTGGAAAGTATTTTCTAAAAATACCATTCAATCCTTTTGCTGAATAGTTTAAGTTCTCTTGTGTTACTCTGAATCCACCACTCTCATGTCCACATTGTGCTAAGAAGTGTGCAACTCTCAATGGAGTATTGATTCCGAATTTAGAAGCAACTTCTGGAATTGAATCGATTACAACTTGCGGAACATGTCCTTTAAGTTTATCTAATTTCAATCCTGCAACTTGTGGTGCCGGAGTAGATACTATTGGCTGTGGAGTAGGAGTTGGTGTTGAACCTCCGTTCATTATCTTTGCCCACGTCCCATCGCCTACAATACCATCTGCGGTTAATCCGTGCTTAGATTGAAAAGCCTTTACAGCTTCTTCAGTTTTTGGTCCAAAGTTACCAATTGGGTCTATTCCTAATTTTTGTTGTAATAATTTTACGTTCTCGTTGTTGTCACCTTTTTTAAGTAGCATAATTCTCTGAATTTAATATTTGGTTACCATTTTATAATCAAGTATAGATATTGGCTGAACTATGATTTCGTTCCATAAAGATGTTTTATTTTCTTTACATTCTTCCCAATTTCTACAAAGATTGTTCTCATTATCAGGATAAGAGAATCTAAATAAGTTAGCTGCTCTATTCCCTTTATCGGTTGCGAAAGATTTCACATCCGATTGAAAAGCGGCTACCAACCTACCTTTTAGTTTAACCAAAACATTACTTTCAGGTCTAAAAAACTGCTTTTGCTGTACAGTAAAAGTTGATAACGCATAAGTGTAACCTGATTGTAAACTATCTACTAAATTTTTCATACCTTCTGGAGATGTCCAATGCATAGTTTCTATTTCTATGTTTGTATCACCATATGTATCTTTTGTAAATTGTTTATCCAATAAGATATAAGGTTCGATTGCCCCTCTACTTTGAAAAAATGCTATCTTATCGTTTTGTATATTAACAATGTATTCTGCAAATTCATCAGCTAATCCCCAAACTCTATGGTTTATGAAATCCTCTATGAAATCCAATACATTCTTTTTCGTAAGGTCTGAATATAATTCGGTTTCTATATATAATTGATATCCAAAATATTTGTTAATCAATCCAACCAATTCGGCATTATCATCAACCATGCCACCCCTAACATCATATCCTTTTTTTTGTAAAACCAAAAACTCATTCGCAATTTCTTCCCACTCACTTATAGTGTGAAAAGTTGTTTCAGGTTTTTGATATCCTCTAACTGGGTACATAGTTTATCCTTTAGAGCCGGTATCAGCGGCTTTTGCTTTAATACCAATAGCTTCCGCAAATTTATTTGAACGTTGTACTAATGGTACAATTGGTTCATCTATAACTCGTACATTCATTGGAATTTGCTGATTAGGATGTGATGCGTTATATGCTACAACTGCCGCCCATCTATGGTGTCCATCCAATACATATCCATCGTTTGAAACATATATAGGTGCGGTAATTGAGGGATGCTTTGGATTTTCCTCCAATGCTTTACTCATTCCTGCTACCTTAACACCAACCAATTCCGATTGAGTTGCTTTTAATCTATCCGGTGGAACTGCCGCCGGTTGTGATACATTTATACCCTGTTTCTCTAACATTTGTTTAAAGAATTCTTCGGTATCAGCTTCACCACTTTTATCTTTTGGTAATTTATCAGCCGGAGAACCTGGTTCAGGCGTTCCTTTAAATTGCGGCATATCCTCACGAGAAATACCTTTGTTACCATCACAATATAAGTTGGTACCTGGAATTGAAACCTGGCATAAATTAAAGTTTGGTGCTTTTTCACCACTTGCTTTTGCCTGATTACCCAATTCAGCCAACTTATCTATAATAGTAGATATTTGTTGTCTTTCTACGGGAGTTACTTGAGATAGGGGTTTGTTTGAGAAATCTGCTCCTGGCATTAAATCCTTTAATTTAGGAATACCATTTCCTTTTTCAGCAGATGATGCGAAATCACTACCACCCAATTTTTGACCTGATTTAGTAGGTGTGGTATTTTGTGGAATCTTTGGAGTTTGAGAATGCGGCTCTCCTTTTGGTAGTACTCCATTATTAGCTTGCTTAGCTTTATGGATTTCCGTAGGAGTGGGTTTATCATGCTTAGATGGGTCATAATTCTGAACCACATAAACATTGCCCGTTTTTCTATTCTTTACAACTTCCTCTTCGGTTAATAGTGATTTTAACTTTATCATATTATCTACCCTGTCCTCTATATTGTTTTGGTTTTTGTTCTTTAGGGCCGTAGTTTTTTTTAATTTTGCCAGTAGCCTTTTTGCCGAAAGAAACCTTTTGTGCGGTATTCGCAGATTTTGCCTTTGCCATGTAAAAAATTAGTTATTCTCTGATTGATTTTGATTTACTTTTTTGTAGCTTTAGCTTTAGCCTTTACAGTTTTTACTACTGTTTCTGCAACATTGATTGCTGTTTCATTTTCAGAAACTATTTCTGCTGCTTTTTTTGTAGCTTTCTTTGCTTTTGAAATGCCAGATTTAACCTTTTGAGTTACCTTCTTTGTTTCAGGTGCAATTTCTTCTACTTTCTCAACAAAAGTTTCAGCTGCTTCTTCGATTTGTTCTGCCTTTACAAAAAGGTTTTTAATGAATGCGAATAATCCCATAGTTGTTTTGTTTTAATTAACAATTTATTGTAAATATAAATATAAAAAATTTTATTTAAACTCCAATCCATAAAATTGATAATTTTTATGAACAGATTCTAAATCTCCCATCGATATAGCTTCATCTTCATCTCTATATATAGCATCAACGGGACATTCTGGAATACATGCCCCACAATCGATACACATAGATGGGTCTATAAATAATTGTTTATCAGAAAGTTCTTCTTTAGTCATAGAACTAACTTCTCTTCCTAATCTATCTGTATAGATAGGTCCGTTTATACAATCGATAGGACATACATTTACGCACGCTGTATCAACGCATCCAACACAATTTTTACCGATAATAAAGCTCATTATTTATTTTTTAAAAGCCAAGAAGATGATTGAATTTTTTCTCCCAAACCAAAAACCATTTCGATTCCTAATTTTTCACAAATTTCTTTTTCACCAATCGTTTCGGCCGTTTGGTCTCCACCATTAGTAAATACGAATCGTTGGTATTCATCCTTATAAGTATTATAAATTTTTTCTACTGTATTAGAAACCAATCTATTTTCATCGGATGCTATGACTGCATAATCAACCGGCTTTAAGTTTTCTACGATATACCTTCGTTGTGCCTGATTCATAAATTCTTTAGAACCTTTCATAGCTCGTTGTATATCATTATTTACAATGACAATTAGTTTATCACCATATCGTTTACTTTGTATTAAATATTCAATATGTCCTTCATGGACGGGATTAAAATATCCACTTGCAATCACTAATGATTTAATCTTCTCCATAGAGTGAGAAACGTTTTACAGGTATTTCTACCTCTTCCTGCTTAATAATTTCAACTGTTCCCTTCCTTGCTTCAATGTAAAAGTTGGTATCACCATTGATTTGAAACCAACCTTCCAATGCATCAGTAAGAGATGGGTAAATGCCTTTTTGACTACCATCGGCAAATACCCATCTATCTCCTGGCGGAACTCTTTTAAGGACTAATTCTTTTTGTTCTTTGAGTTCTTTTTCCATATTAGAATACTTCTAAGATTTTAGTTTCAGATACCTTAACTACTTCGTATTCTAAATTAACACCTTCGGATACGAACTTCTGAACCAATTTAGCTTCTGCTTCCGTTACCGATAATGCATCAACTAAATAGTTTTCTTTGTTCTTTTTAATTTTACCTTTCGCATCTTCTACTTCTACTGCGACTAATACTGAATAAAACTTTGCCATAACTTTTGTTTGTTTTAAATTAATTATTTTATTTAATGTTTCAAATATACAACTATTTTTTTAAATTACCAAATAAAAATGGGAGATTACTCTCCCAAATTTTACTTACCACCTTTAGTTTCTTCAACCGATGCTTGTCTATAATCAGTAACTAATTTTTTCAAATCACCGATATGCGTTCTTGCATTCTTTTGAGATACTTTTGTTGTTTTGTTGTGCTCTTCTTCAAATTTTGTAAACAATGATTTCATCGTTTCAAAAATTTCCTGCTTTTTACTAGCCATAAATTGGGTTTTTTAATTAAACAAATATAAGGAGTTTTTTTGGAGTTACCAAATTATCTTCCTCTTTTTCTAATCAGCTCCATCTCTTTTAGATATTTAGCTGTGTATTTATTTTCAACTGAAATTGGTCCGTTTGGTTGTTTATTTAAATCGTACTTCCAAATTGAAACACAATCTTCATCTTCGAATATGTATTCAAATTTGCGAGGTTTTTCCATTTTACCCGTATTCTCTTTAATAACTTTTAGTGCCATATTATAGTGAAAAACTTTCTCCACATCCGCATGTTCGGCTAGCGTTAGGATTTATGAATTGAAAACCTTTACCATTTAAACCATCTGAAAATTCCAATTCAGTACCGATTAGGTATAGTAAGGATTTATTATCTATCAATATCTTTACTCCTTTATCTTCCGAAAGTGTATCGTTTGGTTGTTGTTCTGTATCGAATGTGAGTTCATATGATAGACCACTACATCCACCACCCTTTACTGATACTCTTAGATATGGAGTTGCAAATCCACTTTCTTCGATAAGTTTTACAACTCTTTTAGCTGCTGTTTCTGTTACTGTTACCATATTATTCAAATATAAGAAAAATTATCCAATTTGCCAAGTTCTCATTCCAAATTTATTCCAAGTAAATGGTTGATGATATCCCATTTCCAATTTATCTAATGCTTTAATGACATCATATTTGGTGTTATTTGGGCAATAGAAAAACATAAATCCACCACCACCTGCTCCACTTATCTTACCACCCGTTGCACCTGCTTTTAATGCTGTTTCATATAGTAATTCGATTTCAGGTGTACTAATACCTTTAGCTAATAATTTCTTTTGTTGAAATCCATAATCTAATATTTCACCCAATTCATCTATGTTTCCCCTTATTAAACAATCTTTAATAAGTTTAGCTTGCTCTACCAATGCGTGTAGTGAAAGTAAGGATGTCGTATTATTATCAGCCATTTTCTTAACTTGCTCTTCTAATACATCTGAACTATTGCGAGTAAAATTAGTAAAGTATAAAACTATATTATTTTCAATCTCATCTTGTACTCTATCTCTAATTCGAATTGGATTTACAATTACATCGTTTCCTCTGAATTCCATATAATTGAATCCACCAAATGCTGCGGCATATTGGTCTTGCTTACCACCATTTTCTTTTAATTCAATTCTTTCAATTTGAATTGCCATTTCTGCTATATCATATTCACCTAATGGTAAGTTGAATAGTTCCATATAAACTCCTATAAGAGAAACGATTAATGTAGATGATGTACCTAAACCACTTCCGGTAGGTACATCTTGGTATGAAACAATATCATAACCAATTGGTTCTATTTTGAATCGTTTGCAAATGTGATTATGAGTTGCTTTAAAGAGCTTTAATCCGTATGAACAATCCAACTCACTATTGAAATCATGCTCCTCATATTCATTCTTATTTATCCATTTAAATGTAACTTTGTTATCATCTCTCAATTGCAAAGAGGTATGAGTAAATAAACGAATAGTCGTATTAATTACTGCACCAATATGAGTTTTAGTATATTCCGGCATATCAGTACCACCGCCGCCAAAACTTATTCTAAATGGAACTTTACTCCTGTATATTTTCTTCTTCATCTAAATGATATCTTAATGGTATTTTTTTGATTTTGATTCGATTATCCCCTGCTAATAGAAAATAGCAATTGTAGCATAATGCTCTAACATTATCAATATGTCTATTATCTATATCACCATCTAAGAAATCCAAAATGATTGGTGCTTTATTATCTGTGATTCTTCTCTCTGAATATCCGCAACAACTACATACTTCGGGAACCAATCCACTTTGAAATATTTTGTTTTTATATTTCCAAAGAGGAATATGATTGTGCATTCCTTCTAATAATTCTTCGGCTGGATATTTGTTTTTTCTAGCACCAAATGCCTTCTTTATACCAACTCCATTTGGATTTTTTAAATCTTCAAAAATACCATATAGTTTTGCGTATTTTTTATAAGTATTATAAGATATACCCAATACTCTAGCCGCTTCCATTGCGGAGTTAGAATTTTCTTGTGCTGCTTTAATTTGTGATTCTAAGATTGGCTTTGCTCCCAATCCTCGCTTTGTGATGCGTTCTGTTAGATTCGGAAAGAATCCTTCGTTGTTTTCTATTTCCATAACATTATTTTGATATATTATAAATATCAAAAAATAATATTTCTACCCGATTAGCCCTATTAATTTTGAAAAAGTATCATCAGGTGATGCGGATGTATCCAAATCAACATAAAATTGAATAGGCGGTTCGTAATCCAATGCAAAGAAACTCTCTCTACCTCTAATTTTTTTAGTATGGCAGTATATTTCTTGTACTTTACATTCCGATTTAAATTTCTCTCGCAATTCTCTATAAGGAGAAACTAATGATATGACAACATCAGTTCCACAGCTATCTAAATATTTTGCAATATCAAATGCTTTTTGAATATTTCGTTCTCTACCTTCTTTGGAATAATCGGTGTTAGGGAATAGTTCTCTTAATTGGTCGCCATCTATATGGAATACGGATTTTCTCCAATTCTTTTTATCTGTTTGTAACCAATATTGTAACTTCTTAGCCAAAGTAGTTTTACCACTTCCCGGCTGACCTGTAAATAGGTAAATCATAACTTATTTCTTTTTTAATGCGAATTGTGCTGCTTTAAATGCTTTTGTATCTTTTTCGTATCCCAATGCTGTTTTTAATTTAATCATTTTACCCGTATCTGGGTTTTTGATTTTCTTTTCTAAATCGGTTTTTGGAAGTAGAGATTTTAAACTCATATCGTTTCCTTTCATATCAGCATGTTTAATTGGTTCTCTTTTTATTTGCTTAGATGCTTTACCATCTTGCTTAGGAGCCGCTGGAATATCGTGTTGAACGTGTCTTACTTTTAATGATACGTTTGGATATTTTTTAGAAAGAGCTTTTACAGCCGCAACATTTTTATGGGAATCATCTATAAAAAATACATCTTTCACCCCACTTTTAATCTTATCCTCAATCCAATCAGCTTTTTTTTGTGGGTCTGAATCTGCTAATGCGACCACAAATAAATTATTTAATCCTATATCTTTTAAATAATCTTTGATTGGTTTATATGCGGCTCTAGCGGTTAATATAACAATTTCCGAACCCCCCACTCTTACGATGTTTTTAAGTAATCTCGTAACACCTTTGATTTCTTGCGGTTGTTTTACTTTTTCAAAATCAGAAAAATCAAATTGGTCACCTGCTTTTGGCTCATACACCGCATATTCTCCAGGTGTTAATGTAGATGTTTTACCATCTTTATGTGTAATGTATATGTTAGATTTTGTTTTAACTAATGTATCATCAAAATCGAATATTCTCAATTTCTTTTCACCGGCTTCATTTAATGTGTTAAATGCGAAAGCGTTTAAGTTTGAATATACTTTTCCAAACTCAACTTTCATACCATTCCACATTCCCGATGTAAAGTTATTAACCATGCAATGTTTGCCTCTTTGTTTTTGGTAATGCTTTTTCTAACTTATCATTTTCTTTGGTAAGAAATTCTACTTTAACAGTTAGTGCAGCTACTTCTTTTGTAAGAGCCAATACCATATTACGAAGCTCATCTTTCTCTTTAGCTGATGATTCTAACAATGCTTCCAATTTTGCTATGCGGTCTTTACAATCGTGTTTAATGAATTCATCATCTCTATCCTTGGCTATGGCTCTCTTCTCATAGTACCTCCAAGCTCCTGTTCCACCTAATACGGTTATTGCCGTAATTAATACCGAATAAATGTTTTCCATTAATTGTTAAATTTTAAAAGGTTCTCTCTTACCATCATCCCCATCCATCGCATCGTGTACTGAATTTAGATTTTCTAATGCAATTGTAAGTTGGGAATACATCCAAGAATCTAATTCTTGTCCATCTTTCATTCTCGTTTCAATCATATTGGCATAATCGGCAATTCTTTCCAAATTACCCATTGCCATTTCTTTTAATCCTGCTAACGTTTCTTCAGGTGAAGAGTTATCATCGCCTTCGTTCATTTTGTGCTTTAGCAATTCAGTCATTTTATTGAATACTTGCTCTCCACCATTTTCGCCTAAACGATATGCCCCACCTAACTTCTCATAAATTTGTACTTTATGTTTCATTGGCAATTTTTTTTCTGCCAATTTTTTCCAAATTTTAGGATGTGTTACTTCGAATTTCATATTAAATCTTTTTGTATATACCCATATAAATATTGAAAAAATTCAGAATGTCCAAATTTTGAGAAGTGTCTATCACTATTTTTTTGCCACCATTCGGTTTTCTTATCTATATATGGTTTGAACCATGCATCTTCGCCATTTGGATTGGGTATAAAATGCTCTCTATATTGGGTTTTCATCACATCAAACGCATGTATTCCTTGCACAGAATCTAAACACCAGAAATGAAAATTGATATTGGATTGCTTCATTATTTTAAATAAAAACAAATATTGCTCTAATAACTGCTGAAGATATCTTTTATACCCATCCTCATCTTGCAATCGCTTTGTATAGAAATCTATTTCATAATCAAATATACCTTTATCCAATAACTGCTCTCTCGTATTATGCAATATATCAACTCCACCATTTTTATAGAAATCATATGTTCTATTAAAAAACGTTAATCCAATTATTACAGTATGTGCATCATTTGGATTAAAATTTCTATAAATCATTTGGAGTAACCCTTGATTGGATATACCTGCGTGCCCTTGGTCAACCATTTCTAATTCCAATTTATCTCTTAAAAGATATGGCCAAGAAAATTCTTTTTCAACATGCGAGCCATCTGTTGAATAGTTTGTGGAAAACGAATCTCCGTAAATATATAACTTATTATTCATCTTTTAAACTTATAAATGAAAGTACACAATATCTATTTTGTTCACCAACCACTTCGGTAACTTGATGCTCTATATCAAATGAACTTAAATCTAAGATAGCTACATTACCAATTTTAGGTAAAACCTTTTCATTGCCATTTAATATTAATATTCCGCCATTTTCTTCATCATATTCCTCATTCAAATATATTAAAATTACACACAATCTACCATCAACTTTACCATCTTTATGGTTTTGTAAAAAGCATTTATTGCTATACATAGTGAATTGAGAATTGAATTTCAATTGCTTAGATTCTTCTACATCGTATAAGTATCTAGCCATTTTATCAAAATATGGTTTATAGTAGTTCTCAACTCCCATAATACTATCACCAGCGTTCCAATGCCAAATTTGAAAAATATCTTCCTTCAAATGTGTATTTCGGATATAATCCTTTATACGTTCACCTTCTTGAAATGATTTGGCTTTATACATTTTAGAGTTACCATTCTCATCATACATATCCGATATAATCATATCAGTAAGTAATTCCCTATTGGTTACATCAAGTCTAACACCAGACATTAATCTTTTATATTTGGAATCATCTTTTCCAACTATATGTTTTCTGAACTTTTCTTCATAACTTTCATCGAATTCTGAAATATGAAAATGGCAATATCCTTTAGTTCTTAACGTATCCTTTATTTCTTCTTTAGTCATTTTTTACTAAATTTTTTTTATCAAATGGAAAACAAATAATTGTATATCTTTCTGCACCATTTAGAACTTCTTCCACTTGATGGTAGATATCGAAGTTTTGTAAATCTATTATAGCAACATTTCCAAATTCAGGAACAACTTTATAATCTATATTATCATCTCCTCTCAAAATCAAACTACCACCATCTTCAACTTTCCAATCCTTATTCAGATATACTAATATCGATGCGTAATTTTTAACAGGACTCTTTCCATCAATGTGGTCATTTAAAAAACAACCATCATTATATAGCGATATACTAATATCCAAATTTAAATCAACACTATCATCTATATCATAGAAATATTTAGTTAATTCAGTATATAATTTTCTTAAAGATTCATTACCTTCCTTTGGGTGTCCGTATAACCATATTTGAACAATATCTTCTTTCTTTAATAATGAAAGTTTCTCATTTTTTACTTCATCAGCTTTTTCGAACGATTTAAAATTGGTGTTTATGCCGACTTCTCCGCATGTAGTTGAAAAATCTCCCCTAAGAAAAATCATATTTTCTCTTTGAGATTCATTGATATCACATTTATATTGATTTACGATATCAAATAATTCCGAACTTAAATCGGCTATATTAAAACTACAATACCCCTTTGTGTGCAAATGTTCTTTAGCTTCTATTGGTGTCATTTTAAATTGTTTATTTCGGTTGAAAATGATAAATTCGCTTGATTTCTAAACTCATCTTTTCTATCAATTCTTTTTATTAATTTATCATAATGAGTTCTATCTCTATAAATATAATTTTCACAAACAATATAATTTTTTAATTTAAATTGATACATCTGCTCACCATTCTGATTTAACTTTTCAGCTGCCCACATTATAAATGTATCATCGGGCCCATAGTGACCCATTGATTCCGGTAATGGTGCTCTATCTAATAATGGCTTTGATAAACAATTAAACCACCCACCACCAAATTTCATTCGTGGTTGTCCTGGTACATTATTAAATAACGTTTCTAAAGTTACATCACCAATTTCACCACTATCTTTAAATGGATTATTTATCTTACAATATCCAACCTCTTTATTAAGAAAGTTTTCATTAACCAAACAATCCCAGGTTGAATCCCATATTCTAACACATTCTGGGCTGATTACATATTTTTGTAAATCATCCGTTTCTTTTATTCTATCTATACTAGCTTCTATATAATATAAGATTCTATCATCGAAACATATATCCGTATCTAACCAAATAAAATGAGTTGCATCTGTACATTCATTATGTGCAATTCTTCTTAGAGATGTACAACCCATAATATCTTCTCTAATATGAAAATCCGTTTTACTTGCCCAATCTGTCAATGGTCTTAATTTATTAAATCTATCAATGAAATATTGTTTATCCAATTTAGATTCATTCCAATTTACTAAATAATCATCAACTGAAAGTGCTAAGTAAAATTCGTAATTTTTACCATCGATGTATTTTGATGCTTTGTTTAAATCGCCCAATATTCTTTCCAAATCATCTATTTCATTTGGCATTATAAAGGTTGTAATAACTATTTTTTTCATTTGTATTTGTTTATAACTAAATTATTTAATTCTTCGTTCCTATCATATTGATGTACTAAAACATATGGATTATCTCCATTCATAATTATATCATCTTTTATTTTTAAATCTTTTGTAGTAGTTCCAACTTGCAATGCAAAATCGGAATTTATATCTATCTTATCTTTAACCAATTCATTTGATATAATAAAGTTAAATGAACTCTGGTCTGTAAAATGTCTTGTATCACCCGATTGAGATACTAACCAATTTAACATTAGTAAATCTTTTACAGATTTATGTTTCCCTGCAATCACACCAACATTACCAATAGTATTGGGTTTAATCCAATCCCAAAACATAGGCCCGTATCCTTCATGTATATTTTTATGGCCCCAAGGTTCGTTTTCATATGTAACACATTCGGATGCACAAATGATTTTAGTTTTAAGATTTTGGTTTAACCACTCCGATGGATTAGTTTGCCATACAATATCTCTAACATCTGTTGTGATTATATGATTCCATTCTCTATCATCGTTTTGTAAAAACCACCACATATCTACCAATCGTTTCATATGAGGATGTCCTTGTAATTCAGTACCATAGCATTCCCAACCAAATGAAGAAAGATATTCAATCGTTTCGGTTGGTATGTTATAACATATCATCACTTTATCACCATCGAATCCACAACTGTTTAGGGATTCAACATATATTTTAATCTTTTCTGGCAAATAATTTGCTATTGCCGATATAACTAAATCTTTCATCGTTTTCCGTATTTTTGCCAATCATTGTGCATAAATAAACCCTCACCATGTGCAACTGAATAGTTTTGCTGTGCCCACCATTTACTGATGTTTCCTTCCAATCCAATTCCTTCGCCCGCAAATGGTTCAACTGTATTCAAATAAAATTGCTTTTTATACATACACGGATTATTCGTCCAATTGCCATAGCGAGATGATGTTAAAAAATATTCTCCAAACTGCCCTATATATTCGGGAAATTCTTTTTTAGGGTCACACCAATGTAATGAATCTAAAAGATGTGGAGATGTACACCCAATCTCATCATCATAGTAAGTAAGTTCGTTACCTCTATGTCTAAATGAAAAATGCGGATAACCTGGGTTCACTCTATGCCTATATCTTACAACATCAACACTACCATCTAATAATTCTAAACCCGATTCCAATCTTTGATACGTGGTTTCTCTATTTTCTATTAGATTCCAATCATGCTCTAATACTAATATATTTTCGGTTTGTGCATTTTCAGTTAATCTAATAAATGCTTGCCCAATACCAATGTTGGTAGTTTCGCCAATAAAATCCAATCCGAAGTGTTTAGCTATTTCATAATCTTGCATACTGAACTCCTGAAATAATATAGTAACATCATTTACAATATCAAATAATCCATTGTTATGATATGTAGTCAAAGTATCAACTAATACTTGTCCACTATTCCAAGCCAATATTCCAACACTAATTGGTAATTTTTGCATTTCTTAAATAATTTATAAAGTTATTGTAATCTTCTTTCTTTCTTTCATCCCAAATAGGTTCATCGGATGTTGTGCTCATTTCAGTATCAACTCTAAAATTTCGTAATACTGCTTTTGGTGCTGGATTTACATCTTTTATTATATTATCTCCATACCATATTTTTATATCATCTGGAATATCAATCCAATCTTTTTTATTCAACATAATAAAACAACCCCATCCCCAATCATTTACACCTGGTTGCCAAACTTCTAATATAGGGTCACCTTCTATGTTTAAGGATTTATAATTACCCTCACCCATACCAATAATACCAAACTGATTTAATACATCTTCAGTTATTAGTTCAAATATGTTTGGATTAAAGTTTATATCATCGTTTAGTAATGCAATGTGATTGTTTTTAGCATTATGTATTCCCCAATTCCAAGCCGGATTTACATAAATGTTTTTACCAAATGAAACATGTCTAACCTTTTCCACCTTTCCATCTAATATATCTGTCAATTGATTATTTATTACAATAATCTCATCTACATATTCACACTCATTTAAATCTGAAAGTAGTTTCTTTGTTCTGTCCGATTTCCAAAGTGTTGGAATTACTATTGAGAATTTTTCCATTTTTCTATTAATTTATCTACTATCTGAATTTGTGTGTAGTTGTGTAATACTTTCATCATACCATTATGTGCTATTCTTTCTCTCTCCTCTTCGTTTTCATTGTAGTAGTTCATCTTTTCTATACAATCAAACATCTCATCGTAATATACAATATCTTCCCCATCCACAAACATTTCAGAAAGACCTGTTTCTTCCGGCAATCTATCAGTTAGAACCATCTTACCACAAGCCATACCTTCGAATATTCTACGAGTGATTTCTTTCCATCTACTATTTTGAATAACCATTATACCACTATTCAAAAATTCGGTATGCTCTTTTGGTCCTAAACCATTTCTATTTCCAACTGCTCCCTCTGCCCAATGAGTTAAATAATCTAAAAAAGCTGAGTTTCCAATTCCTCTACTCGTAACAGCAACATGCTTTGGTTCTAAATTCATAGGAAATTGAACTTTAGTATCTGCAAAATGGTTTACCCAATCTGCGTTTATTCCTCTATTTTTATATTCTTCGGCACATCGCTTATCAGGCGTTATCGTATAATGAAATCTATCTGCTTTGGGCGAATTTCTTTCAAAGTTTTGTGGGTCATCTCCACTTTCTTGTATCCAAAATGCGGGTACTAAATTCTTATTTAGATATTGTGAATCAAATCTACCCCAATCCATAAACAATACGATATCAGTTTGTGGGTTGGAATCTACCCAATTCTTTAAGTCGGTATCATTTGTTTTAATTATTTGAGTTTCCCAACCTCTCTCTTTAAATTCATTTACTAAAGCCATTGGTGTTGACCAAACTTCACCATCTTTGTAATCGTATATAAATGTTATTCTATTTTGCATATTCTTCTCTCTTAAAATTTATAGAGTAGTTATCTATATTATTCACATTATATGGTGAATATGGTTTCCAATTTTTACCAGATTGAATGAATTTTATTTCTGCATTAAATCTGTTTTTCTTAATATTTTTCAAATCCATACTTTTAGCATATTGACCGGTTGTCCACCAAAAATTGCCTGAATAAAAGTATCCATAGTAAAGTATTCCATATGTATTAAAATCGCTTCTTTCAAATAATTTAAATACATCATTTACTTTTTCTATATTAAAATAATTCATAACTCGTCTCCAAGTTATGATATTCTGATATTTTGAATCATTTTGTTTGGATGCACCTTTCGTATGAAGATACAAAATATAATCGGAATCTCCAAATTTTTCTTTATCAGTTTCTAATAAATCTAATGTGACAAATTCGTTACCTTTAGCTCTAATATCTCTTACTAAATTTTTATCCAATTTATTCAATACATTTGAAATGGATTTATTTTCATCGGCAATTGATATTCCTATATTCAATTTATATGGAAAATCAAAGTGCGATTTAATCAAATTTAGTTGCTCATCGATTATAGTTTCTACACCATCTATCGCATATATGTGATAATATATGTGAACCATTATAACGTATCGTAGTAGTTATTTTGCTTTTCTTGTCTTTCTATTGTTTTTGGATGTTTAATGCAATAGATTTCTTCCAATGGGAAATTCGTATAGTTTTCAAATCCACCAATTCTTTCGTGTACCTTACCACTCCATCCTATTTGTTCTGGTTTATTTTTATAAATACGAGTCTGAACATCTGGAAAGTTTACCCACCCCTTTTCATTCACATTCCAACCCCACTTTTGAATATGAGCGTGAGTCAATCCTTCTACTGTATTTATACGAGGTACTAAGATAAGGTCTTTATCCATATTTGCTTCCAATAATGCTTCAATATTCACAATCAAATCAGGTGTTAAGTACTCATCCGCATCTAATTGAAATATCCACTCTCCTTTACATTGTGAGTTCAATAGATTTTTCCATTGTGCAAAATCATTATCAAATTCGGATTCTATAAGTGTAATGTGGTCTGCATTTGCTTGTAATTCCAAATACTCCACCAATTCCGTAGGAGCTTTTGGCGTATCTAATAAAACTACTATTTCAGAATTTTCTTCTTTATAATTTAATAACTGATTAACCAAACGAATGGTTTCTTCGACTTCATTACAAGCCGTTATTGCATAACTTAATTTCATTTATATATTCTTTTAATTGGTATTTACTTTATTTAATTCATCTTTAACCTTATCCCATGCGGCTGGAGTTAAATTCCAATGATGGGAAGCTTCTACAAATCCTTTCAACCAAATAACAAATTCTTTGGGTGTCATAACAAATTATTTTTAATAATATATTCTTTAATTTTTTCAGCAACCACAATATTACCATATTTACTTATGTGATTATCCGGCACTAATCCATTTGTTTCCGATTCAATTTGTAATTTTTCTTTTATACAAAAGTGTTTCAACGATAATCCATCAAATAATAAGTAATTTTCAGTCGAAGATTGTATGAATTCCAAATGCTTCTCATCATCTCCAAAATCCCAACCACTCCATATTATTTTTGAATTTTTTGATTTAGCAAAAGTATCAAACAATTTTATATTTCTATTCAGCGTATCCATTTCCGTTTGCAAATCGAATACATATTCTAAATAGCTTGTAAAGTGATTATATAATGGTCTATATGATTCTCTATTATCGAATGGATTTCCTGAAAACTCTAGCATATTTAAATTATGCTTTTGTTTATCACCCTCATAGTACCAATATCTACGGTGTGGTAATGATAGTATTATAAAATAAATTTCATTTGAATTTTCAACAATTTCTTTAAATAAGTTTTCTAAAATATAATCATTTGAAGCTTGGGATTTGGCTAAATTGATTATATCTACATTTAGAGAATTTGCTAATATCGATGTAAATCTATTATTTTCTTTGTATGAATCTAAAAATTTAAGTATTTCAACTCGTTCTTCAGCAGTAGAATCTTTTGGCCAATATGTTAACGGAGTTTGTGGTGATTCTATAAAGTTATAATAATCTATATTATTTAATCCACCACCTTCAGTAAAACTACATCCAAAGAATTTTATCATAATTTATTATATGTTTCCTTTCTGTGATTTTTTATCAATTCCAATTACATTCATACTTTTAGGAGTTAATTCATTAACATCCATATTAAGTTCTATAACTTTACCAAATCCGCTTATCTTATACGTTCGATATGATTCATTCGTAATTATTGGAATTTTAGCTACAACACCCGAATAGAACTTCTTTGCTCCACCTTTCATTTCCAATTGTTCCGTATCTTCATTTACAAACTTACCAAAAAACTTTTTAATCAGATTTGGATTTACATTCGATACTTTTACGGCATGGACTATATCTTTTTGCTTAGACACAAATAATGTATAAATTATTGGAGCAGTAGTTTCGGTAAATTTACCTTTAGTACCATCCACATATTCGTACTCTTTTATAAGATAGAATTTAGCTCTAACCATTCTATCGGCTGAAACGTATTTTCTTTCATCTATAAATTTACGATATAGTGGATTAAAATTACCCATTATTTATTAAGAGGTTTTAATTTTGGCAATTGTAATTGCTGGAACTTTGGTTGTATTTTTGTATAAATACCATATTGATTTAAAATATCATCAAACAGTAAGGTCATTTTTTCTAAACCAAAATTTTGCTTATTATACTTTGCCAATTTAGATGATTCGGATTTATATTTATCATAATTCTTATAAACATCTTTGATTATCGGTAAAGATTTTGAAACATTTACATTAAACCATTGCGATTCTTTCAATAAGAATTGGTCAGCAGCTGATTCGTGTACTGGTTTCAAATCTCCTTCTAATAATACAGCTCCTTCTTTTAAGAAATCCAAATGACCACTCCAACCACTAACAATAACAGGTTTACCAGTCAAACTGAATTCTAACAATGGTCTACCAAACCCCTCACCTTTTGTAAAATTCAACATTGCTTTTACTTTAGGATGTTCATATAAACCATTCATTTGAGATGGAGATAAATCACCATGTAGTAAATAAATTGGAACTTTACCATAATCAGAACCCAATACTGATTTTATTTTTTTAATTGTGGCTTCTCTATCCATTACACTAAATCCAGCTGATGATGTTTTTAGAACTAATGCGGGTTTAATCTTTTCATTTTTAAACGCCATAGCAAATGTTTTAATCATCATACCCACATTCTTTCTATCTTCGCCCAAATCGCCTCTTAACCAATGTCCTACAAATAGGAATGCGAAATCTTCTTTAATTGAATCTAATTCAGTTACATATGATATCACATCAGTTCCGAAATCAAATTCATCGAATCCTTCAAAAAGAATCTCAACGGGCTTTTGAATTTTATGTTGTGCAAGTAGTTTGCCAGTTTGCTTATCTTGTTCATTATAAACAGTTTTAACTAAACTATCTTTTGAATGTTGCGATGGAACAATAATTAAATCCATTCTATTACAACCGTGAATCCAATCTAATGGAGAAACAGTTGTTTCTATTGCCGCTGTAATACCAATATTATAAAATCCCAATGGTTGAAACTCATTTGGAACAGTAACCTGAATATAGATATCTGGCTTTTGTTGAATACCCGGAATGATATTATCTACCACCCACTTATGGAATGGTTTATCGTAATTCAATGCATCCATTGGGGTATTGCCCCAACGAGTGCTAATTACTTTTATGTCGAATTTATCTAATTTATATAATGAATGCAACAAATCTCTTGCGTGGTCACCATATCCACTTCTTGTTGCTACGGGTGCTTGAAATACTAACGTTGGTTTCATATTATAACTCTATTAACTTAAATTTTTGTTTTGGTTTCCAATTTGCAAATGCACCTTCCATACCATCTACTAATGATTGACACATTGCTTCTAAACTCAATTTACCTTCTCCTAAGAAATGATTTCTACCTTTTAAACCTGCAGCTTTTCTTTCTTCTCTACCCATTTTGTAAAAATCCATAATCAAAGGTGCTACATCTTCAAAATCAATTCTATCATCAAAAATATATGGAGTAGGTACTGAACCTGTTGTTGAACGAACTGGCCAAATCGGTTTAACCCAATCTCCCCAAACTACTTTGTTTCTTTTGTATCTATCATGCAATGAACCAATCTCAACATAATCTTCTGCCGTTAATAACTTACCACTTCCTCTTTCCCTAAATCCACATTGGTCTTGTAATCCACCTGTCACAGTTACAATGATAGGAGTTCCTGCCATTACCGATTCAGCCGTTGCCAATCCAAAGCCTTCATTGGATGCTACATTGATTGTTACATCTGCTAAATTATAAAGATAATTTAATTCTTGCTCTGTGTATTTATTTGGAGCAAATATTATATTACTTTCCGGCATACAATGGTCAATAAATGTTGGTAAATCCGTACCATGCTCTTGTACAGGTTCAGTATGCATTAACATACATACTCTATCTCTCTTATCTTCGGGCAATGCTTCTCTAAATTTATCAAAAGCCAACATAGCATCCATAGGCTGTTTTCTACGAATATTTCTATTATTCCAATAAAGAACAAATTCATATTCTTTATCTCCAAAAATACTTTTCTTAAAATCTTCGGGAACATCAATTGGTTTATATAAATCCGAATTGATACCATGTGGTACATAACTTACTTGCCAATCTTCCGGCTTAGCCCAGTACTTTTCTCTATCCCAACTCCAAACTCTCTTAGTAATACCATAGGTTTGTTTTGAAATAGTTCCAATCCAATCGCAACTTTCGTAATAATCTCTATTGTATTTTGGGTCTGGTAAATCATCCCAAATATGATAAAAGAAGAGAGGTACTGATTGGCGAATTTCATGCTCAATCTCATACAACCAAATCCAATATCTCGGGTCTGTAAAGTGTAAAATTGCATCAGGCTTTTCTCGCATCAACAATTGCCTAATGATATCAGGATTTCCATACCCATCGGATGGATATATCTTTACCTCCGCATCAGCAACGCCAGTTTGTTCCCTAACGCTTTGATTTAAATCTAAAATCTTCCCTGCTTCGGGATGTTTAATTGCTGCACCTAATTGAACCCAATCGTATTTATCAACTGTTCCCAATACTAATTGTTTGGATACGTTGGCAATACCACTAGTCATTCTAAGGTCATCCGAAAGTAACAGAATCTTCTTCTTTGTCATAACTTATTTTGTTCTCTTAAAATTGTGAACCACTAATTTGTAATGTAGTGTATTCGTTTAATTGTTTTCTAAATTCTTCGTTCTTCGTATAAAGGTCTAATGTTCTATTAACAAGTCTTTGAAAGTTCAATCCACCTTGAATTGTCTTTATCTTAAAATCCTCATCATATAACTTTTTTATAACCTTAACCGTAGTTAATTTTAAATCCGCCATAGTTAATAATATTTGTATATACATATATATACAAAAAATTATTTTCCATCACAAATTCCTCTTTCTTTAAATTCACACCAAGCGCATAATTTTGATGGTTTCTTAGGATATTCAACATCCGTTCTATATGCACCATCCGTATTAAATACGCTATTTACAAATTCAGTAAATCCTTTCCATGCTTTATTAATAGATGGTTTACCACTTGCGGGTACATGTTTACTAATACGTGGAATATGAAAATCAGTATTTTCCGATACTTTGCGTTTCAATATAATGAATTCAACTTCAATCATATCTTCAGAAATTTTTAGCATTTCTGCGTAGAATTTCTTATATAAAAGTATTTGTGTATTCTTAATTGGGTCTGATTTTTGGTATTTACTCCAACCTTTTGTAGATGTTTTGAAGTCAGTAATACGATATTTGCCCGTCTTTTTATTTCTAACAATAAAGTCAATGAATCCTAAAAAGTTTACATTTTCGGCAATCTTAGTATTGATGGGTTGCTCGATTGCAATTAATTCATCATCTTTTAAAGAAAAGAAATTGTTGAAGTTTTTGGGTTTTTGGAAATAGTCCAAAATGAGATTTCCATCTTCTAAAAACTCTACTAATTCTTCTTTAGAACATATAGGGTCTTTACCTTCATTGGATTCTTTAAGAAAGAATTCTCTCATTTTTTCTTTAAGAAATGCTTTCGTATCCATTCCCTTATCAGCTTGTGATTTGGAGATACGAAGGCATCTACTTAAATATTCTTGCAATGTTTCGTGCATTGCTGAACCAAATACAGAATGTATATTGGATGATGATTCTCGCAAATCATCTATGTAACTTAGTTTATATTGATGTGGGCAACTGCTCCACATACTATATTGTGAAAATGATACTCTAGCCATATTACAAATATAATCAATTTATTCGGATTTACCAAATGTATCATTGATTATTTTCGTAAGTTTTTCAGCCCAAAGTTTAGAACCCAATTCATTTGGATGCCCATCATTATTTATATGATATTCTGATGATTTATGAATAAATTCATGCAAAGTAATATCATTATAATAGAATGGATTTGCTTTTAGATTATCTATTAGCTTCGAATGGATTGTTGGATAATGGTTTTTATGAAAAAAATTTATATCATCTTTAGAATCTTCCACTACTATTTCAAATGATGGAAATCCTGCTGAATCTTTTAGATACCAGCCCTTATCATTTTTTATTGGAATATGGTTATTTAACCCATCAAATACCAAATATGGATAGTTATTTGCTTTACAAAAATTGGTAAAATTGATAATATTGTTATATGTTTTCAACAAAGAAAACGTTATATTTGTATATAATTGTGCTATTTGAAATCTATTATCAAACACCCATCTATTCAATTCAAATGATTTATCCCAATTTTTAAATCCATCCGCTGTAACTTTTTTGTTATTATTAGGGTCTAAAAATTGTAATGGAGTTATATGCCAATATAATGAATGAAGTTCTGTATCTTTTGTGAAATCATCCCAACAAATTAAAAATCTTAAACACTCCGATAATTGTATAATAAACAAACTATCTTTGGCTATTTCAGGATTTAATGTAGAATAATTAATAACATTTTGTGTAATGATTTCGTTACCAGTTCCTCCCTTTGCCAAATTTATTAATTCTAAATTATTATTTTCAGCAAAATACGTTGCCCAAGAACCAGCTTTACCCAATAAGTGCCCTTCGGTAAATGAGCAACCAGATGTTATTAAATATTTTTTATCTAACATTAAATTTTTAATTTTAACTTTGTAATTTGTTTCTTTTCTATACCATACTTTTCACAAATATATTTAATATTTTCTCTACCTTCTCTAGTAGAATAGAGAATATCGATGTATTCTAATGCTTGTGATTCTGGTACTACAAAATCTTTTTTAATCAACTCCACTAAAAATTCTTCATACTTATCTTCCGATTTGCCTTTCGTATATTTTAAGTATTGTTTACCTTTTGGTAAAACACTAATATACAATTTGTACATTTCTTTTGGCTGAAGAGTTTGTGTTAATGGTAATAATGATGCAATAAGTTCAACCCATTCCGGTTTCATAGAAAGGAATCGATTAATCATAAAGTTACTCCACGATTTTAAATCTTCTTCCGATAACTTATCGAAGTAGTTTGGGTCTTGCTCTGCTGTAATTGCATTAAGATGGTCGAATAACTTTTTAGCTGCCATTATTTTTCTTCTTTTGTAATTCTCAATTCTTCAGGTAAAAATTCCTGCAATGGTTTACCACAATTTGTACATAGAAATACTTCAAACGGCATCACAGTATCTTTATCTCCGCCAGTTAATAACTTAGAAGCCTTACGGAATCTATAACCTGGCATAAAGATTAAGTTACCACATTCGCATGGTACATCTCTAGTATCTTTTAAATCGATTTGTGGTTGGTTAAATTGGTCTATCATTTTATAATATTTAAAATTTGAATAATTGTGCTCATAAACACTATTTCTTTATCTACTACTAACGCATCTTTGGATAATCCATCTGCAATAGTAAGTATCACATTTGCCGTATTTCCAGCTGCGTACTCATCTACCTTATCATATAACATAGTGTACATTTCCGAATAATCATTTAATCTATTATCAGCTACCGCTTGTCTGATATTCATAAATAAATTTCTCTTATCATTAGATGATTTAAGTAAATCAATTAACTTTGTTTGGAAATTAGATTCAACCATAATTGCATGGTCTACTTTTAACTCTCCTTTTGCGGATTGTAATTGGCAAGTGTTTAAGATTCTACGAATATCAGGATAATATGAACTAATGATATCAGCCACATTTTTTAAATCATATTTGATATTCTCCTTATCCAAAATTTTACTAACCTGAATTGCTACATCCTTTTTAGTTGGAGGTGTAATTGCAAACGATTGACATCTACTTTGAATCGGGTCAATAATCTTTTCAATGTAGTTACAAGTCAAAATGAATCTACAATGTTTACTGAATGTTTCCATTAAGTTACGAAGGATTGCCTGTGCATTTGGAGTCATATAATCGAACTCATCCAAAATCACAACTTTGAATCCCGCGAATCCAACCGATGATGCAAAGTTCTTTACTTTGTTACGAACAGTATCCACATTGTTTTCATCCGATGCGTTGATAATCATATGGTCGCATTTGATTGTGTTTATGATTAACTTTGCTAATGTGGTTTTACCCGTACCCGCCTTACCATAAAGTAGTAAATGTGGGATATCGTTATTATCCAAATATTGTTGAATAGTTTCTTTGATGGTTTCATTACCAACATAATCAGCAAGTGTTTGTGGGCGGTATTTCTCCACCCACAAACTATGCTCTCTTTTACTAATATCGTTTGCGAAAAAGCTCATATTTTTTATTTTATTTACCGGATGAACCGAATCCATCAATTCCTCTTTCTGAATCACTTAATTCATCAACCATTTCCAATTCAATTGTAGGATATGGTATGATAATTATTTGGACTGCTCTATCTCCTATTTCATATACTTTAGATTCTAAACCTTTGGTTTTGTGAAAAGTTGCTTGTAATTCACCTCTATATCCACTATCAATTACACCAACCGAATTAGTCAATGCTAAATCGTAATTACGAATCGATGAACGGGGAAATACCAATCCAACAAATCCTTTTGGAATTTCTATTGCTAATCCTAATCCATATGTAATTTGAGTTGGAGTATGATTTATGATTGATGTTGCTACCAAATCTAATCCAGCATCACTTTCTTTTGCATATTTTGGCTTAACTGCGTTTTCAGCTAATAGTTTAATCTTTACTTGCATTTTTTTGTTTTTCTTTTGCTCTTTCTAATTTTGTTGCCTCCGAAATAGGTCTTGGGAAGATTCTAAATGCCATACCATTTTGAGTAAATTGTAAACCTTCTCCTTCATTTGGTTGAATTTGAAGAACCAATGGTGTTGCAGATTGTCCTTCTTCTTGATATCCGAATATCATAGGTTCGTTATCAAAAAATTGATAACACCATTCTGCATCCAAAATTGGAGCTCCTTCTGAAATACCTGCGGTTTCTTTTGTTTCTAATTTTTTTGCCATTTTATTAATTTGAAATTTCTACTAAATAATACTTACAAACAAACTCATCAATGATGAATTCAACGTGTGCCAATCCATCAGCTGATACTTTAAGTTTTGCGGATGTTGCTTCTTTATTAGCTGTTAAGATTTCTTTAAGGTACTTAGCGGAGAAAGAGATTGGTTTAACATCTCCAGCGTATCCCTTCTCACAAGTGAATGTTACTCTATTTGTAGAAATAGTTGAATAACCGATAGCCATCTTTAAATCACCACCTTCGGTGAATACAGTGAATGTATCGATATCAGATAATGCACCCTTTGCTTTGATAAATTTATCAATCATAGTAGATGCCATCTCAATCGAAATGCCAAATTCTGGCAATACTTTTAAATCCGGAACTGCAGGAATTACACCCAAATCAGCCAATTGATACGAAGTTTCAGTTTCTTCTGAAACCAATTTTAATACAGTTGCTTTATCTCCAACCGTATCAACATTTAAAGATAAATCATTATCTAAAATGCCTAATAAATTTTTTAACAATGATGTAGTGTAAATACCAACATTGAATGGTTTTGATGTAAAGCCATTAAAATCCACTTCACCTAGCATTGTTTTGTCATCTGAAATGAAACGTACAGATAGTTTGTTTCCTTCTGCGTTCCATGCTACCGATTCAATTACTCCACCTAGTGAATACTTTTGAATGAATCTTTGTAAATTGTTTTTGTTCATAATCTAATTTTTAAATTTTATTTTATTGTTACAAATATAAGGAAATATTTCGAATGTTCCAAATTAAAATGAGAAAAACTTTTTAGCAGTCTGAGCTTCAGTTGAAGCCTTTTGCCATTTAAGTGCGGTATAGAAATCATCTACCTTATTTTCCATATCCGATACATATAATTTATCTCTATCAATATATTGTTCTACGAAATCTATAATTTCTTTTGGGTCATTATAATCTTTAAATGCTACGGTATCTAATCCCAATGGATTATTTTTAAGATATACCCATTTTACTTTATCGCCATCTCTGATTGGTTCGTGCTTATATGGACAGTTAAAGAACTTTAATAATCGATTGTAAGTAATACCAGCCTTAACGTGTGCAGGAGTTCCTTTCTCAAAAGATGCAATCGATTCACCACCATCCTTTCTCCAACTACCATTATCGTATTTACTTAATTCCTTAATTGCTCCACCCTTAGCTATCTTATTAACTGGCAATGTTGCCATACTCTTTTTAAAAGTAAGAATTTCTTCATCCATAAAAGCGTTATCTTTACCCATTAAGATATCTTTTAACATTTTAGCCATAAAGTCCTGAAATGCTTTGGGGAATGATGAGCGAACTACATCCAATCCTTTAACATCCAACTTATCACATGGGATACCATTTTTCAGAATCATCCATTGTGCGTATCGTTTCTTTGCTACCCAAAAACCAGCTTTACTGATGTATTCTTTTTTGATTTCAAATCTATGTTTATCTTTTGGAATGAAGAAAAATCTTTCAGCCAACATATCATAGAATGAATTTAAAAACGATTGAGTTTCTTCGGCGATTGTGTTCACTTCTTCAGCCATTCGGTTTTGGTCGAACTCTTTGTAATTTGGATATCGATGCTTTACCAATGGTTCAGCCATCATATAAATGGAATCAGTATCGATGTACACATTATAATCCTCTTTAGTTCCGAGTTCTTTCCAATATTTGATATTTGCCATTTCTGCCGTTTTCTTAATAACAGTTTGACCTGTAATCGTAACCGCCTCAGCATTATCAATATCATAAAACCGAAAGGCAGGAAGACCAAGCACACCATACATAGAATTGAGAAGAATCTTCTGAACCAACTGCCTTTTAGCATAAAATTCATACTTTTCCGTATCTTTCGCTTCACCATATTTTTTTTCTAATTTCCTAAATTCAACACGTTTTTGAAACCAATCGTTTAGGATATCTGCGATTAGACCCGGCTTATCTTGTGTATAAAGGACTCCATTTGCAGCAACACCTAAATTACTATCTTTAATTACTTCTTTTAATTCCTGTGTACTATATTCGTAAGTATCACCATCTTTACCTACTAACTTATATATCTTCTCTACTCCCCTTATATTTTCTTCAGCATCCCAATTTTGGATTTTACCAACCTTTTGTTTCGGACTGATGTTTAGAGTCATAATGATAGATGGATATAGGGATGTTAAATCCAAGTCATAAATCCAATCATACTTACCAACGATAGGTTCTTTCACATAAGCTCCGATGAATTTCTCTTCGTTATTATCACGAAGTGCTTGCATCCGTTCTTTTCTATCCTTTGGTTTATTAGTTGCTACCAATCCTTTCTTTTTAAGGTATCCTAAGCAAGCTCCCTCTAACCATTTTGATGAATAGATGTAATCTTCATATGGTACATATCCGGCGTGACAAACTGCTCTACACAATTCAATAAACTGAAGTTTCTCATCCATTGCTACAACTAAGTCCACATCGACAATATTATACTCAATGAATTTCTCTAAATCGTTTTCAAATAAATCATCCAAACTTCCCTCATATTCAATCTTACCTCTACCCAACTCTTTGGTTGCTATATAATTTAATGTGTAAGATGCTTCCAATGTATAAGTGTATGTTTTGTATAGATTGATATAATCCAAAATAGCTACACCACCGAAACTAAACTTTTCTCTATATGGAGACCAGAATGCCTGTCCAATCGGTGATAATCTTTTAGCATTACCTTCACCACATACGTTCTTTAATCGGTTATACAAATATGGAATATCAAAGAAATCTATATTCCAACCCGTTAGAATCGTTGGATTAATTTCCTCATAGTAATTAAGGAAAGCATATAATAGATTTTTCTCATTATCAAAAATGTGAACGTTAACTTCTCTACCATCTTTGTTAAAGTTTTTGGCATTGTTTTTTACTTTTCTTTCTTTATCTAATACGAATACATCATACAATTTAGTTGCTCCATCATGTGCAGCAATTGC